ATCAGAATATAGAAGGAGAATCTAGCACTCCAACCCCATATAATCCTCCAACTGAAGATTTTCACATAATGCCAGATGGTACTATAATGCCAGGTAAAACCCATGAAGAATATCTTAAAACGATAGCTCCATCTATTACTACTCAAACATCATCATCAATAACTACACCAACTCCAACTTCAACCCCATCAATTCCTAATAATATAAATAGAGGAGGTTATTAAAGTCTTAACTTGGTTTAGTAAATTGCGTTTTGTACATTTACGTTAATGTTTTGGTTAATAGAAAATAATAAGCAATTCGAGGTTTTAAAAAATAGTGGTTTTAAAGAAGCGTTTGTAGAGATTATTCCAAATAATCCCTACCAACATCCAACAAACAATTCTATTTGTTCCTTTTATGTGCGTCCTATTAAGGGGCACAAAGGATACATTTTACCTATATCTCACACCGAATGTAGTACATTATTTGAAGATGATGTTTATTTATGGTTAAAAAGTTTAGATAAGATTTATGTAAGAGATAAGAAAGAATTTCTACATTATACAATATTTAAACAGCTTATAGATGTAACATTGCATCTTCCTCCGTATATACCTCCTCAAACAACGGCGCACACAATTTTATATAATAGATTTCCCGATTTATTAACGATTAATCAAATCGTGCCAATTACCAAGCATTATGAAGTTTGTGAGCAAATATATGATGATTTAGAGCACCGCATTAATACCGTGGTAAACCCGTTTTATAATGACCGAGCTACGTTAGTATTTAATGCAATAGAACGTAATGGAATAAAAATAAATAAGAATGAATTTGAAAAACACTTCCACGAAACAGAAGACGAATTTATCTACACACAATACAACTTTAAAACACTTACAACCAGACCTTCAAACAAATTTAACGGCGTTAACTACGCTGCTCTCCCCAAAGATAATGGGTGTAGGAAAAGTTTTATACCGCGTAATGATGTCTTTTTTGAATTTGATATTTCTGCTTATCACCCTACCCTTAGTGCTAGGCTTGTTGGTTATGATTTTGGTAAAGGGGATATACACGAGAATTTTGCTAAGATGTATAATGTGGATTATGCAAAAGCAAAAGAATTAACATTTAAACAACTATACGGAGGAGTTTTTGATAATTATAAAGACTTACCGTTTTTTAAAGCAACATCTGAGTATATACGTACGAACTGGGAAAAATATCAAGTCGAAGGAAAACTCATATGTCCTATCTCTAATTATGAATTTGTTAATGATGAGTTAGAAAATATGAATCCACAAAAATTATTTAACTACGTTTTGCAAAATATGGAAACAAGCGTGAATGTTGAAATATTATACCGTATATTAAACATATTAAAAGGAAAAAATACTAAGTTGGTCCTCTACACTTATGATTCATTCCTATTTGATGTTGATAACAATGAAATAGAAGTTTTAGAACAAATAAAAGAGGTTTTTAATAAATTAAAGTTACAAATAAAAAGTAAACATGGACTCAACTACAATTTTAAATAATCCTACTAATATTTATGGGGTAGAATATGACTACGAAAACCCTATAAACACCTTAGATTTGAATAATAAGTTATTTTGTACTTTTACTACACTAGACGAATTAGATAGTTTAGTAGAGAACTTGCAATCTAAGTATACTATCATGTATAATAAGATGTTTGTATTACATGTTAAAAGTAATGACGAGTATGTTGTTACTTATAATGTAGATCAAGGTAATATATCTTCTATCCCAGATAATACAATTTTAGTACATCGTAAAAAAGATTCAAACACTCTATATACTATCAATGCCCTTAATGAGTTAATTAAGCGTTTAAATGGTGGTGTAGTAGACCCTCGCTTTAGAATTGACTGGCAGCATTACAAAAACACAATTCTATTGACACAACAAAACGAATTAAAAGAATTAAAGACAAAGATTCACACAATCATTGAACTTTAACTTGGCAATCGCCGAAATATTTCGTATATTCCCACCCAATTAAAAATTAGTTATATATTATGGATTTAGACGTAATCAAGCAGCGTTTAGAGGCTCTGCAAAAACCCACCTCTAACAATTCAAACAATGGAAAATCATTGTTTTGGAAACCCTCAATTGGTAAACAAACGGTTCGTATTATGCCGTCAAAGTTTAACAAAACAACACCATTTAGTGAGCTTTATTTCCACTATGGAATTGGCAAACCAGTAATGATTTCACCTACAAATTTTGGTGAAAAAGATCCATTGGTTGAATTCGCTAAAAAACTTCGTCAAACTGATCAGCCTGAAAACTGGAAGTTGGCTAAGAAACTTGAACCAAAAGTTCGTTATTTTGCTCCTGTAATTGTCCGAGGTATGGAAGATGAAGGTGTTAAAATTTGGCAGTTTGGTAAAGAATTATATTCGACTTTCCTTCAACTAGCTATGGATGAAGAAGTTGGTGATTACACTGACATTAATCAAGGTCGTGATATCAAATTAAATACTGAAGGACCTGAAATGACAGGAACTAAGTACAATCGTACTACAGCATCACCTTCAATGAAGAGTGCTCCTGCTGGAGAAGCTAATCAAATTGAATTGTGGTTAGAAAATCAAGTTGATCCCCAAGGTGTATTTAAAAAAGTTCCTTATGAGGAAATGAAAGAAGCACTTGAATCATGGTTAACTCCTGAAGATGTAGCTCAAGAAGGAGATATTATTGATGACGAAAAGGAAAGTGATACACCAAAAACCAACTATTCAATCAATACTTCATCTCAGACTGTAAAGCAAAATAAACTTGATAAATTTGATAGTTTATTTGACGAAGGTAGTGATAAAGTTGATGATCTGCCCTTTTAATTATGGCAAGAAAAGCAAGTAAATCCTTAACCGCAGCTGTATCAGCTGAGATTAAGTCAAAATTTGATCTAGGGAGTTTTAAAAACAAGAAAGGACTAACAGGTTCTATTAAGTTTAAAGAACAACAATGGATTCCCTTATCATCAGCTTTCCAATCAGTAACATCTGTACCTGGTCTTCCAATGGGTCATATTTGTTTACTTAGAGGTCATTCTGATACAGGCAAGACTACTGCACTTATTGAAGCTGCAGTGGCTTGTCAAAAATCAGGAGTACTTCCAGTGTTTATTGTTACTGAGATGAAATGGAATTGGGAACATGCCATGCAAATGGGTCTTGATATAAAAGAAGTTTGGGATGAAGATACTGGTGAATTAATAGATTACGAAGGTAATTTTATTTATGCTGATCGTGAAACTATTCATACAATTGAAGATGTAGCAGGATTTATTCTTGACTTACTTGATGAGCAAAAGAAAGGTAATCTACCTTATGATTTATGTTTCTTTTGGGATTCAATTGGTTCTGTACCTTGTGAAATGTCTGTTAAATCTAACAAGAACAATAACGAGTGGAATGCCGGTGCTATGTCAACTCAATTTGGTAATAGTGTAAATCAATTAATTACATTATCTCGTAAAGAATCTTCTAAATTTACTAATACTTTAGTATGTGTTAATAAAGTTTGGACTGCTAAACCAGAATCACCTATGGGTAAACCAAAGTTGATGAATAAAGGTGGTTTTGCAATGTGGTTTGATTCTACATTTGTAATTACATTTGGTAATATTGCTAATGCTGGAACATCTAAAATTAAAGCAATTAAAGATGGTAAACAGGTTGAATTTGCTAAACGTACCAATCTCCAGATTGATAAAAATCATATTAATGGTATTACTACACGAGGTAAAATTATAATGACACCTCATGGTTTTATTGAAGATACTGATAAGGATCTGAAAAAATACAAAGACGATCATACTAAAGAATGGAGTAAAATCTTAGGTGGTGGTGATTTTAAAGTCATCGAAGAACAAGATTCTGTAGAAGCTACTTCAACATACGAACAAGAACCAGAATAAAATGGCAGATAATAATTTATTAGAGCTCCTCAACAATATGGATGAGGTTAATGACACACCATCCTCTAAACATGACCGAATACTGATTATCGACGGTCTAAATCTATTTTTCAGGAATTTCGCTATGCTTAATATAGTAAATGAGCATGGAGTTCATATAGGTGGATTAGGTGGATTTCTTCGCTCATTGGGGACTCTAATAAATGCCATTGATCCTACATCAATGTATGTAGTTTTTGATGGGGAAAATTCTTCAATGAATCGTAAAAATATTCTCTCAGAATACAAATCAGGTAGGCATGTTTCTCGAATTACTAATTGGGAAATTTTTGAAGATGTTGGAGATGAACATGATGCTAAAGTAGATCAAATAGTAAGATTAATTGATTATCTTAAGTGTCTCCCTGTAAAAACCATAGCGCTTGACAAAGTAGAGGCCGACGATATTATCGCGCATTTAGCACAAACTATTACTAATAATAATGACAACTCTCGTGCATTTATTGTATCAAGTGATAAAGATTTTATTCAATTAGTAAGTGATAAAATTTGTGTATATCGTCCTATTGAAAAAGATTATTACAATAGAGATACTATTGTTGAAAAGTTTGGAGTATTACCTGAAAATTTTATTTTATATAAAGTTTTAATGGGAGATGCTTCAGATAAAGTTCCTGGAATTAAAGGTTTAGGTACTAAAAAATTACATAAATTATTCCCAGAATTAAATGAACGAGTACTTACACTAGATGATATAATTAATCTTTCAGCTGAAAAACATAAAGAGCATGTTATATATTCTCGAGTAGTATTTGATGAAGATAATTTAAGAAAAAATTATAAAATTATGGATTTACATAATCCTATGATGGATAATTTAGAAAAAAAATATATAGAAGATCAAATAGAAGAAGAACCACCCGTGCTTAATGTAGTTCCTTTTCTTAAATTCTATCAAGAAGATGGGTTACGCCATTTAATTAAAAACGTAGAATTTTGGATTAATAATCAGTTTCGAATATTAAATAGTTTTATAGATGACTCTAAGTGAATTAAATAAATATGGTCCTGCGTTTCAGGTAAAAGTTATTCATTCATTACTAGAACGTAAAGAATTTTTAACTAATATTTATGATATTTTAGATTCATCTTATTTTGATAATCAAGCACATAAATGGATTATTGATAATATTCTTAAATACTATCATGAATACCATACAACACCAACTCAAGAAGTATTAAAATCTGAATATGAGAAAGTAACTAATGATGTTTTAAAAGTATCTATTAGAGAACAACTTAGAGATGCTTATAAAATTGTAGCTACAGATGCTGAGTATATTGAATCTGAATTTGCAGCATTTTGTAAAAACCAACAATTAAAAAAAGCTTTACTAAATAGTGTAGATTTATTAAAAGCAGAAGATTATGATTCTATAAGAGGTTTAATTGATAATGCACTTAAAGCAGGTAATGATAAAAATATTGGACATGAATATCTTAAAGACATTGAAACACGTTATCGTGAAGAACAACGTACTACTATCCCAACACCTTGGGTTGAATTTAATAAAATCCTCCAGGGAGGTCTCGGAAATGGAGATTTTGGTCTTATATTTGGTGGTCCAGGAGGTGGTAAATCTTGGAGTTTAGTAGCTTTAGCTGGACATGCTGTTAAATTAGGGTATAATGTAGTTTATTATACTTTAGAATTAGGAGAAGATTATGTTGGAAGACGTTTTGATGCTTATTTTACCAAAACTCCAGCAAACGAAGTAATGTATCATAAAGATAAAATTTCAGAAGCTATGGATAACATACCTGGGAATCTTATTATTAAAGAATTTTCACCAGGTAAAGCAGGAGTTTCGACAGTAGAATCACATATTCAAAAATGTACTGATTTAGGAACTAAACCAGATATGATTGTTATTGATTATGTTGACCTTCTTCGTTCAAATAAAACAACTAGGGAACGAAAAGATGAGATTGATGATATTTATACAAGCACTAAAGGATTAGCCCGCGAGCTAGATATTCCGATTTGGTCTGCATCTCAAGTTAACCGACAGGGAGCTCAAGATGATATTATTGAAGGACATAAAGCAGCGGGTTCTTATGACAAAATGATGATCACAGATTTTTGTGCTTCTATTAGTCGCAAAGCTAAAGATAAACAAACAGGGGTTGGAAGATTCCATATTATGAAAAATAGATACGGTATGGATGGACTTACTTTTGGGACTTTTATTGATATTGCTATAGGTGAGTTTAAAATGGTTAGTGATGAAGAATTCCAAACTTTATCCAAACAAGAAGAAACCCCAGAAAGTAATCTTCCTAGTGATAACTTTAGTTTAGCTGAGAAGAATCAGTTGCAAATGAATAAATCACTTTTACAAGGACTTTAATTTAATTTACTAAAAAAACTAATGGCAAAAACAGATTTAATGCAGGAACGTGTTGTTTATAAACCGTTCGAATATCAAGAAGCAGCTGATTATTGGTTAAAACAACAACAAGCCCACTGGCTACATACAGAAGTTCCCATGATGTCTGATTTAACAGATTGGAACCAAAATTTAAATAAAACTGAAAAAAACATTATTGGTTCTATTTTAAAAGGATTTGCCCAAACTGAAACTGTGGTAAATGATTATTGGTCTGGATTAGTAACTAAATGGTTTAGAAAACCAGAAGTTATAATGATGGCTACAACATTTGGTGCTTTTGAAACTATTCATGCTGAAGCCTATTCACTATTAAATGAAACGCTTGGTCTTGAAAATTTTGATGAATTTATGGAAGATGAAGCTACAATGGCTAAAATTGAAGCTCTTACTTCCGTTAGAGATAGTTTTAATGGTAAAAAAGATCTCCATGAAATTGCTAAATCATTAGCAGTATTCTCAGCATTTACTGAAGGAGTTAATTTATTTAGTTCATTTGCTATTCTTTTATCATTTAAAATGAGAAATAAACTTAAAGGAGTAGGACAAATTGTAGAATGGAGCATTAGAGATGAATCACTTCATTCAGAAGCTGGTTGTTGGTTATTCAGAACTTTAGTAAATGAAAACCCAGAATTAAAAACCCCAGAACTAGAAGCTGCTATTAATGAAGCTGCTTTATTATCACTCCAACTTGAATTAGATTTTATTAAAAAATGTTACGAACTGGGTGATTTAGAAGGTTGTTCTCAATATGATTTAGAAAACTTTATTAAAAATAGAGTTAATACTAAATTAGGAGATTTAGGTTATAAAGGAATTATTGGCAATATTGATTTTACAGCTGTAGAAAGAATGAAATGGTTTGATGCTTTATCAGCTGGTAAGCAACATACTGATTTCTTTGCAAATAGAGTAACAAATTATAGTAAAGGTCACATTCAATGGGACGAATCAATATTTTAAAATGGGTAATAACTTAATAGCAGATTATACGAAATGGGAACGCGGTAAAGATTTTCCTGAATTTTTTGATGAAGTAGCTTTATCTACTATATCAAAAGGATATTTAATGCCTGGGGAAACTCCTAAAAAAGCCTACAGAAGAGTGGCACATGCTGTAGCAATGCGTTTAAACCGCCCTGATTTAGAAAGTAAATTTTATAAATATATTTGGAATGGATGGATTGGTCTCGCTAGCCCTGTTCTCAGCAATACCGGTACTGATCGGGGCTTGCCTATTAG